AAAACCCTAGTTCAAAGCTAGGGTTTTTTATATTTAAACGCAGTGGGTTTATAGATTCTTAAACGCAGTAGGTTCTTAAACATAGTGGGTTCTTAAACATAGTGGGTGCTTTGCTTATGCTTGGCTGGCCTCGTGCCCGCCCACGTGCGTACACACGTGCGGACGGGTGCGTGCGTATACTACAAAAATATTTCCAGCTCTGCAAAATTTTAACATAATTTTAACAGTCAAAGTATTACTATCAAAGATGATGGTATTACTATCAATATTTGATCGCTGAGCTTCTGATAAATTTTTGTCTTTTAACATGCTGCAATATTGATCAAAGAAATAAGGCCGCATAAAGGCCCAAATGTTAAAGTTTTGTTAAAGTTATTTTTGTTAACATTTGACGTGCTATATTTGCTGCATAACAAAAACAAAAAGCGATGAAAAAACAAAAACAAAAAACCGTTATTTATTACATTAACAAAAACGGTATTAAATGCGTCTACCGTCCTAGATGGGTGGTATATCCTGAGCGGACCAAACTTTGGCAAAAATTATCTTTTTGGTTGATCACTGATCAAATAGAAAAAATAGGATACGAACCATATATAAACAAAATTTAATTAACTTAATTTTATTATCATGATCACAAAAACAAAAACAGCAGCAAAAACGACGGCAGCTCCAAAGATTAAAAAACTTTTAAGCGATGGATCAACAAACGCAAAAACAGCAAAAAACAGCTTAAAAACGTTTATACTTTATTTGAGCCCGTATACACAAAACAGCTTCGGGAAAAATTTATGTGCCAACGCTTCAAAAGGCTGCATCGAAGCGTGCCTTTTTTCTGCGGGGATGGGTAAATTTAAAAACGTTATTGCAGCTAGAATCGCAAAAACTGATTTCCTTTTGTCGGATCGTCAAGCCTTTTTGGATCAATTGGCCAAAGAAATTTTATTTCATTACGCTAAAGCGAAGCGAAGCGGGGAACGGATCGCCTTTAGGTTGAACGGTACAAGCGACCTTGATTTTTTTACGCTGCTTCAAAAATACGCTCAATTAGACGTCACTAAATTAGCGGATCACGCTTCATTTTATGAATACACAAAAAACATAAATTATATAAAGCGTTGGGAAGCTGCTAAAAATATCACGTATACTTTTAGCCGCAGCGAATCAAACAGCAGTTTAATTCCCGCAGCAATTGCGTACGGCGCAAATGTGGCCGCAGTGTTCAAGGGCCCGTTACCTACCGTTTATAATATTGGCGGGATCGATATCCCAGTAATTAACGGCGATGATTCTGATATTATAATGCTTTATAATAAAGGTAAAATTTTAGGCCTTAAGGCTAAAGGGATGGCCAAAAAGGATCAAAGCGGCTTCGTTATTGAATAAAAAAAATTAAATTTTATTTGCACATATTAAAAAGATATCTATCTTTGTATAAACAAAAACAAACAGCGATGAAAAAATATCAAACATTATCACAGTTACTAAATGAAGCTTATACAATTGCAATAAGCTCTGACGATCACCTACCGTTTGGGGATGAGAGCGAAGCCTTAAGGGATCTGAGAAACTACCTAGCTAATGCAATCGATGAAGCTGAGTACTTAGAAGCAAATCACAACGGGCCTTTTAATTAAGGCCCTAAATTAACAGCAATTAAAAAAACATATCATGCAAGCACCAAAAATAAATGTACCGCACCTGATCGAAAAATTTACTAAATTATCCCTGATCGCATTTGTCCTTTATACTGTATTTTTGATAGGATATAATATTTTTCGATAAGGAAATTAATACCGATCGAAATTATCTATGGCTCTGTTTTACAGGGCCTTTTTTTGTTGTTATGTTTTTTCCCTCTTTCTTTGGTTCAATTCACCCCATTTAACACCATTTTTAGCCCATTTAAGAGCGTTTTAAACTAAAAAGGTACATAGTATCCATATTAGGTGTTGGATTCGTTACAAAGCGATTTTTACGTAAAACGAGATGTGGGTGGGAGTAATATACCAATCAGATCAAATCAACTGAAAATGAGTTTGATACCTGACAGCAATTGCTGCAATAGTTAAAACTCTTTTGCATCAGAATCGATTTTCCAATTTCAGAAAATTTAGCAATTTACGAACCTGACCACAAAGGCAGGTTTGTAAAGATTGATGGGAGATTGAATTTAATACTTAGTATTAGCGGTGTTTTATGGATGTTTTGAAAAAACATATAGTATCCCCAAAACCACCTATATATAAAGCCTCTAAGCTAACATTGAAACAGCACAAATAGCATTATTGCACTTAATATAAACTTCCGCACGTATATTGAACGTGCGTCGTGATATTAAGCTATATATAGTAGATCATTTTTTTTTGAATTGTTCTGCCATTTTAGGGTACTTTCTCTATAAAGTTATTAACAGTGTATGTTAATATGTTCGTTGAGATACAATCAACCTAAGTGATGATTATCTTTATAGAAAAATTACTATGGCTAAGAGTAAAACATACAAGTTATCGCTGCCTACTTCGCTAGATGCTATTCCACTAAGGCAGTATCAGAAGTACGTTAAGGTAATCAGTGAGCACAAGGATAACGTAGACGAAGAGTTTATGCGTCTGAAGCTGTTAGAGATATTCTGTGGGATCACTATGAAGGAGGCTTATGAGTTAGCTGCTGTAGATGTAGATGGCATCATAGAGATCTTAGTAGGAGTATTGAATTCTGAGACTCCGTTACAACGCAGGTTTACGATGACTGATCCAAAGGGAATTGCTGTCGAGTTTGGTTTTATACCTAACCTCGAAAGAATTAGTCTAGGTGAGTTCATAGATGCTGAAGCTTACATCAGTGACTGGGATAATATGCACAAGGCAATAGCTGTCTTATACAGACCATTGACTGGTCACAAAGGTGAGTTCTACGAGATAGAAAAGTACGAGGGAAGTGACAAGTACGCAGCAATAATGGCAGACGCTCCAGCTTCGGTCGCAGTAGGTGCGATGCTTTTTTTTTATCGTTTAGGGATGACATTGTCTCTCGTTACGCTTCGCTCTTTAGCCAATCAAGCCACGACGGAATCAGAGGACCAGCAAGCAACCAAGAATCCTTTACTAAGAAATGGGGATGGTATCAGTCCATCTATGCTCTCGCTGGAGGAGATGTATTTAGAATCAGTGAGGTCACTGGAAGATCTCTACACGAATGCCTCTTATGGCTTGAATTTGAAAAAGAAAAAAGTCAGTTAGAAGCTCAAATGCTAAAACAATATTCATAATGATAGAATTTTATCAACTACTAGAAAACATTAAGACACATCTAAGGGCTAATCCCAACGTCACTACCGTCACGTTTGGTGATATCATGGACGTGGACCTCAACAAGACCACTATATTCCCTCTAGCTCACATAATGGTTAGCAATATCGCTTTCCAAGATCATATCTTAAACGCTACGATAGAGCTATTGCTCTTAGATATTGTAGACGACAACAGAACACCTAACCAGTTTGATGAGTTCTACAACAACGATAACTTGCAGGACGTAATGAATACTCAGCTATCTGTAGGTAATATTCTGCAGTCTTCACTTAGAAGAGGCGAATTGTTCAGCAATAGACTCCAGTTATTGACTGACGTATCTGCTAGACCTTTCTACGATAGGTTTGAGAACCAATTAGCAGGCTGGTCTTTGACCTTTAGCATCCAATTACCAAACAATAATGTCTCTATCTGCTAATGGCTAGAGGTTCAAACATAGACAAAGCACTGACTCAAATTGCTGAGAAGATGATAGAAAACTTCAAGCGAGAGATTGTTGCGTCTGGTAGGGTCAATAGTGGTAGGATCATAGATAGTTTTAAATATGAGGTAAATAATAGCGTTCTGACTATATGGTCAGACGCTGATTATGCAGGATCTGTAGACATGGGTCGTGGTCCCACTCAAAAGGGGGATGGTGGTGCATTAAAAAGAGCTTTAGCTCAATGGATACAAGACAAGAATCTTAGTATCATGAACTATAAGTACAAGAAGGATGGCAGTAGGGCTAAGAAGTACGGTCAGTTTGTTAAACGCACTGGGGCTAACCTAAACAGAGCTGCAGGTGCTATGGCCAACAAGATCCATAACGGTGGTTATGGACAGAAGTTTGGAGTTGCCGAGTTTACCGAAAAGACATTTGTAAAGCTGTCCAGCTATATAGAAACTACCGCAGGAGAAGCTTATTTGTTAGATATACAACAAATGGTAGAAGATAACATAACAAACTATTTAAGAAATCAATAATGAGTACAAAGATAAACGTAAGAAGTCCTTACTATGTGAAAGTATCAAATGCTAGTTTGCATTCAGTTACATTAAGGCTTTATGTATGGACTGGGGAGACTACAGATCCAAACACGCTAAGATACACGTTCACAAAAACAGAGGTGGGAACAAACAACTATGTAGTGTTTGAGCTGTCGGAATTCATTAAAGACTTCTTAGTGACTGACTACGGTAGTTATTCTACAGATGTAGTCTGGGTGAAATACGACTATCAGATATACGACTCTGCTGGAAGCACAGTAGGATCTTTAGTCACGTCTTCTAATATGCTTGGGGTAGATGGCTACGGATACTTTGAAGACGGTGTTAACCCACAACTTTCACAGCAATTACTGCAGTCAAATACAATCATTTACTACAACGAAGGTCAAGACATCGTGTTCCCAGTATGGGCTGAATTCATACCAACCATAAGCCTCACTTCTGACTCTGGAGCTGACGTATTCTGGGAAGCTGTAGAGGACTTCTGGCAGACATATGACGTATCATGGGGTTATGCTTTAACTCCTATTGAGGTGGATGATGACGGAAATACAAATCAAAAGATTCAATATATCAGAATTACCTTGTCTGGAGAATTGCAGGATGGAGACACCATAACACTTACCTCAGGGTTAGAGGGTGGTCCAGTAACCACCATCACCCTAGAGGAGATCTGCGAGCCTAGATACACTCCATTAAACATCATCTTCTACAACAAGTTCGGAGCTTTACAGAACGTGTGGTTCTTCAAGAAGAGCACTACTACACTTAACGTAAGAAACGAGAACTACAAGAGAAGCATAATGGACTTCAGCTCTGATCCTACTTATTCAGAACAAGCACATCAAGTAAAAACTTTCAACGCAAATGGTAGAGAAGTTCTTCAGGCTAACACTGGTTTTATAGACGAGCAATATAACGAGGTTATAAAGCAGCTTATGCTATCTGAGGAGGTTTGGGTAGACAATGGTACAGATGTTTTGCCTATTCGCCCAATAAACAATTCATTGACGTTTAAAACTGCTGTTAATGACAAGCTCATTAACTACACAATGGATTTTGAGTACGCATTTGATAAGATTAACAATATTAGATAATGAAGCAAGAGATTCAGTTATACATAAACGGGGAGAGAGCTGATTTATTTAACGATGAGACTATTCAGGTTACCTCATCTATCCAGAATGTGCGTGACATAGGAAAGGTCTTTACTGACTTTTCTCAGACATTCACACTGCCTGCTTCTCAGGCTAACAACAAGATCTTCCAGCACTACTATGACTCAGATCTTATAATCACCGATACATCAGGATTTGATGCTAGATTCAAAGCAGATGCTATAATAGAGATCAACTATCAGCCATTCAGAGAAGGTAAGATTAAGCTAGAGGGCGTTGATCTTAAAGACAACGCACCCTACGCTTACAGAGTTACATTCTTTGGCAACACAGTAAACCTAAAAGACTTACTTGGAGAAGACCAATTAGATTCTTTAGATCTAAGTGCATATGACGTAGCCTACAACGCTTCTACTATTGAGACTGCATTATCTGCTGGTATAGATAAGAATGGAATAACTGACGCTATCGTTTGTCCGCTTATATCTGCCCAAGAGAGATGGTTTTATAATAGTTCATTTGGTATAGCTCAAGGCAACTTAGCAAGCTCTGGATACGGAGGCACTTGGACATCCCTTAAATACGCTATTAAACTACATTGCTTGATATTAGCAATTGAGGACAAGTATGGTATAGACTTTAGTACTGATTTCTTTAATTCATCAAACGCAAACTGGTATGGCTTATATATGTGGTTGCACAGAGAAAAAGGTGCAATCACGACAGCAACTAACGAGCCAGTATTGCTAGAAGGATTCGATGATTATGATTCTTTCTATGGAGTTACTGTAGAGAATGGCGGATCAAGATTCGACTTCACAGATACTGGAGGAGTGGATAATGTAGCCTACAAGAACAGAATGATCATAGTTGTTGATTCATCATCAGCTTCATTTAGATTAAGAGTTAAAGATTCAGGTAGCTTGATATACACCTCAGCTACACTAACTGGTGCTACTTCATACGATATTATTCTCCCAGAGATTAATTCAAATACATATAGAGAACATGAGATAGAACCAGATAATTCTTTTGATGTTGTATCTACCGCCACTGACCCAGTTACACATACATATTACAGAGTAACAAGATTTGAGAACGGATCTTCCGTTGCTTTTAACGATTACGATTTAGAGACTGATGTTGCGGTTACTGATGTTAACTTTACAGTTATATCTGATAACGTACCAAAGATGAAGATCATAGACTTCTTGACTGCTATATTCAAGATGTTCAATCTAACTGCATACGAAAGAGGTGGTACGATATACGTTAAGGAGCTTGCCAGCTTTTATGCTGCTGGCTCGCCTCACGACATTACAGAGTATGTAGACATGAGTCAATCATCAGTAAGTCCATCTACACTATTTAAACAAATAAACTTTCAGTACGGAGGACTAGGCACTTTGCTGGCTGTAAACCACAAAGAACAATTCAATCTTGACTGGGGTACAGACCAATATGCTTTATCAGCAAAATATGATGGTCAAATCTATGACGTTACTGTGCCTTTCGAGCACATGAAGTACGAACGTATAATAAACCAGTCTCCAGTAGGACTAACAACAGTTCAATGGGGATGGATGGTAGACAAGATAAATACTGATGGATCTGGTTCTCCGTATATAGGACTTCCAGTGGTGTTTTATCCAGTCGCTTCTTCTGGTAACAATATATATATCTATAACGGATCTACAAGAGACCTTATAACAAACTACTTCATACCAAGTAATTCGGTTGAAAAAGTAGCCGCAACAGACTCTTCGAACATAAACTTTAAGGCTGAATTGAACGAATACGAGGGTATTATATATGAAGGAACTTTATTTGATGAGTACTACTCTGACTATATTGAAGGTGTGTTTAATGCTCAGACTAGGATCACTAAAGTTACTGCGTATCTACCAATCAAGATCTTAACTCAATATAAGCCTGAAGACACGTTTATTGTTGGCGATAAAGCCTATAAAATAAACTCAGTTACCAGCAATTTGAGTGACGGTAGAAGTGAAATAGAATTGATTAACATAGTGTAGTTGTTGAACTACAAAACGAAATAAACTGATATGCTTAAAAACATCATTGACTTACTAAAAATGAATGATTACTACGGTGTAGACGAGAGGATCGATATTGCCAAAGGCAAATACGAGCCTCCTAAAACACTTAAAGAAGCATTCGCTAAACGCAAACGATTTAAACAATACGACAATGGCAGCACAGAGTAGATACGAGGTAGATATAGTAATAGATCAGGACGGTAGAGCTAAAGCAAGTATAAAGGGAGTTACAGACGGTCTTGAGCTACTAAATAAAGCTGTAGGTGATCTTATAAAGGCTCAAAGAATAAATTCTGAGAGTATTGTCGGAACAAATAAGTACTACAAAGAACAGATAGCATTAGCTGAGGAAGTAAGAGATCGTACCGCTAAAACATCTCAAGCATATTTAAAGGCCAGTGAAGAGATAGACGCTTTAAGATTGGCTCAACAAGAGCTAACAAAAGAAGTGATTAAAGCTCAGGCTCCTAGAGAAGGTACGCTAGATTTTTATAGAAAAGAAATAGAGTTTCTAAGGAAAGAGCAAGCGCAATTATCTACTAATAATCAAGACTGGCAAGAGAGAGAGAATAAGATAGCTTCTGTTCGAGCCAGAATGGAAGAGTTGACTGGCACTACTAAGATGTCAGTTAAGCCTAATCAAGACATGATATCTAACGCAGGTCTTGCTGGTGCGACATTAACTGAACTTGGTAGGACTATTTCTGATGCTAACTATGGTATCAGAGGTATGGCAAACAACTTATCTCAGCTATCTACTTTATTTATTACTCTTGTTGCTAAGACTGAAGGAGGGTTCGTCCCTGCATTGACTATGCTCGGTAAACAAATCTGGGGTCCTCTTGGTCTTATATTGGGCTTTCAAGTGCTTGTTCAGCAGTTAGAGGCTTATGCTATGCGGCAAGATCAAGCCGCTGACTCTAGTAAAAGAGCTTCTGATCAAGTTTACGCAAACGCAGTTATACTTCAGGATTATGTTACTAAATTAAATACAGTCAATCTAAGTGAAGACGAAAGGCTATCCATAATAAACAAGTTGATTGACGAGATACCGTTATTGAAAGAGGAAGACTTTAAGTATGGAAACAGCTTACTTAACGTAAGAAAAATAATTGACGACTACGTTTCGTCGCAAGCCAGCAGGCTAGAAATGGATCAATTAATTCAGGATAATTCTGAATTACTGGCAAATAAGAGGAGGGCGGAAGTTATTGCTAATGAAAAAGACTTAAAAAAAAGAGTTGAATTAGCCAAAGAAATGCTTAAAGAGTTTGGATATGATACTATAGCGTTAACTTCAACTCTTGCGGAAAGTGGAAACATAGTATATACAAGAACCGAAAAAACAAACAAGCAAATACTTGATGATTTCAAAAAATTGACATCCAGATTAAGTGAAGAGTCTGAGCCTATTTTAAAAAAAGTAAAAACACTTCAATCTCAGATAAAATTTGATGAAGACGATGCAGAAGGGAACGCTAGAAGAGTGTCTACTATATACCAAGATCTAGCTGATGAATTAGCTGTCATTAGAGCTGAAGAGTTTGAGGCTAGAATGATAGAAGCTGCTCAAGAGTTTAGAGACACTGTAGCTAGAATTAAGGAGGAACAAAAAGAAAAAGTGATTACTGCTGAAGAAGCAGAAAGAGATATTGCATTAGCTAGAGATCTTAGAGTTGAGAAAGAAAAACAGATAGAGAAGGAGAAGACTGAGTACCTTTTAGATCTTACCGAGAAGCAAAGAGAGAAAGAACAAAGGGAAGCTGAGAAGGCTGAAAGGGAAAAAGAAAAGGGGTACAAAAATGAGCTTGATAGAATAGACAAAGAAGCTCTAAAGGCTTCAAACGCAGCTAAAAAAACTGCGTTAGAAGGAATTAAAGACAAGAAGGCTCTTCAGATGGAATTCAATAGAATCGATCAAGAGAACCTTAGAACTCAAATAGCGACAATTCAAGCTTCTATTGCCGCTGGTATGATAGGTGTTGAGGTTGGAATGGAAGCTATAGACAAATTTGAAGCTAGATTAAATGCTTTAGTATTGGCTGCAGCTCCTACAGATACTTCAGAAGCAGATAAAGAAAAAAGAAGAAAGCAAGAAGAGGAAGCAAAAAGAGAAAGAGCAAGGATAGAGCGAGAGACTTATGATTTAGTTGTTTCGTTTGCTCAAGCAGCATTAGACGCAGAACTATCTATAGAGGAAGCTAAAACTGCTAAGATTAATAATGAGCTTAGGAAGAGATTAGATAACCAAAAGCTAACTGCAGAACAGAGAGAAGCTATAAACGCACAGATAGCTAAAAACGAAGAAGGCCTACAAAAGAAGAGGGATAAGATTGCTGAGAAACAATTCAAGCTTCAAAAGGCGGTAAACATAGTTAGTGCTATATCTGAGACTTATAGAACTGGAGTATTAGCTTATGGATCTCAATTGGTAATTGGAGACCCTACATCTCCTATTAGAGCACAAATAGCACAAGCTGTAGCTATTGCTGCAGGTTTAGCTAATGTAGCTATGATTGCTAAACAGCAATTCGTGCCTTCTGCTATAGGTGGTGGTGGATCAACAAGTGGTTCAACAGCACCATCAGCTCCAGCCATTCAAGCTCCTGATTTCAACGTAGTAGGTCAATCTAACGTAAGCCAATTAGCTGCTGTTGTTCAAGGTCAATTAGATAGGCCAGTGAAGACTTACGTGGTAGCTTCTGATGTATCTACAGCTCAAGAGCTAGAAAGAAAGAAGATATCTACTGCAACTATATAAAAGGAAAAGCCTCCTTTATAGGGAGGCTTAGCCAGAACAAACAAGACAAACAGACAACAACATCTGAGCTACAAATGTAACTGTTTATTTGAATAAAACAAAACAAATCCATTAAAATAAATTATCCTTACTATGGAAATAGAAGTTATTGAACTTGTAATTGACGAAAACAACGACTTTAGCGGTATCCACGCTGTGTCTGTTGTTGAAAGTCCAGCTATAGAAGAAGACTTCATTTATTTAAACTCTCAGGAGGTTAAATTGGCTGAGATTGACAAAGAGAAACGCATCCTTATGGGACCAGCTTTGATCCCAAACAAGAAGATTTATCGCAATAACGGAAAGATAGAGTACTATATCTTCTTCAGTGAGGATACAGTACGTAAAGCTTCAGAGCTGTTCTTATCTAGAGGCAACCAAAACAACTCTACACTAGAGCACGAAATTAAACTTAATGGGTTATCTGTTGTCGAGTCTTGGATCGTAGAAGACTCCAAGCTCGATAAATCTAACAAATACGGATTATCTATGCCTGAAGGTACTTGGATGATCTCTATGAAAGTTAATAATGATGACATATGGGATAACTACGTTAAGACTGGCAGAGTAAAAGGCTTCAGTATCGAAGGATTCTTTGCTGATAACGTAGATAGACCTATGGAGGAAGTAGAGGAAGAACTATCTGCTGACGAAATGGAAGCGTTATCAATCATGGAGGAGCTATTAGAGGCTCTAGGAGAGGTTGAATTAGCTTCGTACGACGATTACCCTCAAGCAGCATCAGACAACGCTCAGAAGGTCTTAAACTGGCGAAAAAGATACGGTGATGAGGTTAACGGAATGACTGCTATTGGATGGAGACGTGCAAATCAGTTGGCTAAGAGACAAATGATCTCTAGACAGACTATTGCTCGTATGGCTTCTTTCGCTAGACACAGAAAGAATGCTGCTGTAGCTCCAGAATACAGAGGAAAGGCTTGGAAGGATGCTGGACACGTAGCTTGGTTAGGATGGGGAGGAACTGAAGGCATTGAATGGGCACAAAGAAAGCTTGATCAAATCAAAAGAGGAGAATAATGGCAGTTAAGAAGCAGGCAGCCTTCGTTAAGGCTGTTAAACCCAATGTTAGTAGACCTAACGTACACGCTAAGTCACAAACGTCAAGTTTGAAGTCAAGTAAGAACTATAAGAAGCTATATAAAGGACAAGGTCGATGAGCACTATCGTAAACTCAGCTTATAAGGTACACGTACAAGAAACTACTGAGGCAGATAAAGACTTAGTAAACATTGAACAAGGTGCTATGCAAGTCACCGATCAAGCCCTCTACATGGGCTTTAACGGTGAGAACGTAAAGATATATCCACAGAGTGCCGCTGGACAAGGATTAGGATGGACAAGATATGATGACGGGCAATATACATCTGAAAATAAACTAACACTTGCGAGCGGAGTGGAAACTACACTCACAAATAACGGTGCTAATATAGTAAGAAGTAAGGCTGGAATAGACTACTATAACACCACAACAAATAGGTTGGTGGCTACAACACCAAACGATGTTTATTTGATGACCGTCGTGTTTAACTATTCAGCAAATAACGCTTCACAAGCTTTTATGCACTTGAATTTAGAAAATGCAGGTGCTACTCCATACGAGAGATTAAAGACTGACATTTTGTTCCCAAAAGGAAATGATGAAATGCACGAGTTTCATGGAGTGTTCCAGTACTATGTAGATCAAGATTTTATAGATAATGGCTCAAGCTGGAAGGTTACCGCTGATGGTAGCACTTGTAAGATATGGGATATAATATTCTTCATACAAAAAACTCAAAGCTATGCGTAAAAGTAACAAAACAGTAAGCCGCACCTCTCCAAAGAATAGTAGGAGAGGTTGCTTATGCAAGAACGGAACTTACTCAACTAAGTGCTGTGACGGGTCTTTGCAGGCTCAAGGAATAGGAAGTGTAACTAAAATAACAGAATAATGGCGAAGAAAAAGAAAGTAGAACAAGTGGCTCCAGCTATTGCTGAGCCATTAGAAGTACAAGCTCCGTCTATCGTAGAGAAAGTAGCTTTTAAACAAGAGCAAAATGCTGATGGTGCAAGAGTTATGGTACGTCAAAACGGGTAAAAATAGAACAACGTAGAATTAATCTAATTATCCTTAGAGATTTAGAAAGTTTAACCTAATAAATCATATGAAAGCAAGTGAAATTTTAGACAAGTTCAAGAGCATCATTCTTTCTGCTGATGGAGAAGTCGTTATGGCTGAAGCATCTAAAGAAGTAGAATTGGCTGTTGAGCAAGAAGCTGCTCCCGAAGTAATTGCTGAGGAAGTAGAATTGGCAGAGATGCCAATGGAAGACGAAGCTTCTCCTGAAGATGTTGTTGAAGACATCGCTGAAGGTGAAGATAAATATGCTACCAAAGAAGAGTTAGCTAAAGCATTAGCCGAAATGAAGGCTATGTATGAGGCTATTATCGCTGAAATGGGAAGCAAAAAAGAAGAGATGGAAGTTCCTCAAGAACTTTCAGCCGATGTTGAGAATGTTGAGGTTGAATTGTCCGCTGCAGAAGAGGTTGCACCAATCACTCACACTCCAGAGGCTGAAGTTGCTAAAGGTCCTTTGAATCTTTATGCACAGAGAGGTCCTAAGACCACAGTTGATTCAGTATTCAATAAACTCTTTAAATAGCAAAACAAATGTCAACAAGAACAATCGTATCTGTTTCAAATGATCCATTAAGAGCTAAAGGTGTTGTAGAAGTACTTTCTGCTGCCCAAACTCTAACTGCTGCTGACAGCGGTAAAATCTTTATCATGTCTGCTGCTGCTGGCAAGACTATCACCCTACCTGCTTTAGAGGCTGGATTGAGCTTTAAATTCATCGTTGGTGCTGCTTTTGGTACTTCTGACTGGATTCTTGATTCTGCTGAAGGAGATAATATCGAAGGTGTACTTATCGTTAACGGAGCTTCTGTTATCGCTTCTGGAGAAGACCAAGTAAACTTCGTAAACTCCGCTGAGACTGTAGGTGATTACGCTGAACTATACTGCGATGGAACTAGCTGGTTCGTTTATGGTGTAGGTGCTGCTGCTGGTGGAATTACTGTTACTGACCCTAGTTAATAATCTAAACAATAAATTTTAATAAAATGGCTACTACTACTTCAATTACTACTACTTATGCTGGTGAGTTTGCAGGCAAATATATTGCTGCTGCACTCTTGTCTGCATCTACCATCGAAAATGGTGGTATTACTGTTAAACCAAATGTAAAGTACAAAGAGGTTATGAAAAAAGTTGGTCTTGACGGTATCGTTAAGAACGCAACTTGTGATTTCGATCCTACTTCTACTTTAACTTTGACTGAGCGTATTCTTCAACCAGAAGAATTCCAAGTTAACTTGCAATTGTGCAAGAAAGACTTCAGAAGTGACTGGGAAGCTGTACAAATGGGATATTCTGCATTTGACAACTTGCCTCCTTCTTTCCAAGATTTCTTGATCGCTCACGTAGCTGCTAAAGTTGCTGAGAAAACTGAGCAAACTATCTGGTCTGGAGCTAACGCTACTGCTGGTGAGTTCGATGGTCTAGTTACTTTGGCTACTGCTGATGCTTCTGTTATTGATGTAGCTAACGATACCGTTACTGCTGCTAACGTAATTGCTGAGCTAGGTCAAATCGTTGACGCTATCCCTTCTGCTCTTTACGGAAAAGAAGATCTTTACTTGTACGTTTCTCAAAACATCGCTCGTGCTTATGTACGTGCTCTTGGTGGATTCGCTGCTTCTGGATTAGGTGCTAATGGTGTTAATGCACAAGGTACTCAATGGTGGAACAACGGTTCTTTGAGCTTTGATGGTGTTAAAATGTTCGTTGCTAACGGTCTTGCTGACAACACTGCTATGGCTGCTGAGAAGTCTAACCTATTCTTCGGTACTGGCTTGTTGTCTGACCATAATGAAGTACAAGTTATTGATATGGGATCTATCGACGGATCTCAGAATGTCCGAGTGGTAATGCGTTTCACCAGCGGTGTTCAATACGGAATCGGATCTGATATCGTACTTTACTCTTAATACCTAATTATAGGCAGGGGGCTTAAAACCCCCTGCTAATAATTAACTAATTCAACTAACACTTAAAATTTATATAAATGGCTTGTGATATTAACGCTGGACGTAAAGAACCTTGCAAGGACGTTGTAGGTGGGATTACTGCTGTTTACTTTGTAAATTATGGTGAGTATGGAACTGCTACAGTAGATGGCACATCTGATATGATCGATGACTTCTCTGATACTGCTTTCACCGCTTACAAATACGAAGTAAAAGGTAACTCTAACTTGACTCAAAACATTAACTCTTCTAGAGAGAATGGTACAACTTTCTTCGAGCAAGTATTGTCTCTAACTCTACACAAATTGAGTGCTGCAGACAACAAACAATTGAAATTAATGTCTTACGGAAGACCTCACATCTTTGTTGAAGACTACAACGGAAACGTATTTGTAGTTGGAGCTGAGCATGGAGCTGAAGTAAGTGGTGGTACTATCGTTACTGGTTCTGCTATGGGTGATCTTTCTGGATACACTCTTACTTTGAATGGTATGGAGAAAATGCCTGCTAACTTTATCGACTTCACTGGTGGTTCTAAAGGAGCCGCTTCTTGGACTGTTGGTGGAGCTACTATCACCATTACTGCTGGTACAAACTCATAATTCGTACTCGTTTCGTTTTTTTGATTATAGATTGGAAGCCCTCAGCAATAGCTGGGGGTTTTTCATTTAAAACAAAACCTACTGCAAATGATTATCTTAGTATGATAGTCTTACAACCAATCACTACAGAACAAACGATTACTATCGTCCCACGTCAGTACGTGGAGGCTAGTAATCTACAGATGGTAATTACTGAGGACGGTACTAGAAAGACACAAACACTTACTAACCTGACTTCAGACATTGTCGGCAATTACATCGAGATAGACATTACTTCTAACATACTAACTGAAGGTAACCTATATTTTGTGGAGCTTACACAAGGCTCCACATTACTATTTAGAGACAAGATATACTGCACATCTCAAACAGATAAAGATGTAGCACACACGCTAAACACTGACAAATATGAAGAGTATCAATCTTCACCTAGTGGTCAGAAATATATTATGAGATAATGGAAGAAAACAAGAATAATGTAAGATTCGTTAATCTGTCTTCTTATGCAGCTCCAGAATTCAAGGAAGTGTATAACAAGGACTGGGTTCTTTATCAAGACGAAAGCGGAGAAGACTATTTCCAGAGCCTAATTGAAAGATATCTAGACAGCCCGACTAATGCGTGCTGTATTAACGGTATTTCTGAGATGATCTACGGGAGAGGTCTTGAGGCTACAGATAGCGAAGTAAAGCCTGAGATGTACGCTCAGATGAAGCTTTTGTTTAAGCCTAGCTGTCTTAGAAAAGTAACTAACGACTATAAGCTACTAGGTCAAGCTGCTATGCAGATTGTCTACAATAAGACAAAGACTAAGATCACTCAAGTGCTCCATTTTCCGATGGAGACACTTAGAGCTGAGAAAGCTAAAGATGGTAAGATCAAAGCTTACTACTACCATCCAAACTGGTCCAAACTTAAACCTTCTGACGAACCTAAACGCATACCTTCTTTTGGTAACGGTGGTAAATCAGACGTAATTGAAGTGTACGTAGTGAAGCCTTATAGAGCAGGCTTCTACTACTATGCTCCTGCTGATTATCAAAGCTGTGTTCAATATTGCGATCTAGAAAGAGAAGTTTCTAACTACCACATTAGCAATATCCAGAATGGAATTCAGCCATCTCTTTTTATTAACTTCAACAACGGTGTGCCTGATGAAGAGGCACAGCAGTTGATTGAAAACAAGGTTAACGAGAAGTTTGGCGGCACTTCTAACGCTGGTAGAGCTATCATAGCTTTTAACGAAGATCCTGAAAGAAAAGCCACTATAGAGGCTATTCACTTACCTGATGCTCATGCTCAATATCAGTTTTATGCTGATGAGTCTAGAGAGAAGATTATGTTAGGACACAGAATCGTTTCTCCAATTCTATTGGGTATTAAAGACAACACTGGTTTTGGAAACAACGCAGAGGAGCTAAGAACAGCTTCTGTGATCATGGACAATATGGTTATCAGACCATTCCAAAACATCTTAACTGAGGCAATTGCTGAGATTTTAGCGTTTAACGATATCTACTTAGATCTATACTTCGTTACACTACAGCCTATCGAGTTTACTGAGCTTGACAATATTGCTACTCAAGTAAGAAGAGAGGAAGAGACTGGTGAGAAGTTGTCTGAGCAGAAAACTGGATGGATAGAGCAATTTAAGGCTATATTTAAAAAACAAGAACAAGAATGAAGGCACTATTCATAACAACAGACGAGCTTAGGGCGAAGTCAATTATTGGTGGTAACGTAGACGCTGATAAGTTCATTCAATTCATTGAGGCTGCTCAGGACTTACACGTACAGAATTACTTAGGTACTCTTTTATACGACAAGTTACAGTCACTGATTATTGCTGGGACTATTGACGATGCTGGTAATGCAGATTATAAGAGCCTACTTGACAATTATGTTGTCAGTATGCTTATTTGGTACGCACAAGCTGATTACTATATGTTTGCACCATTCCAAGTATCTAATGGCGGTGTATTCAAGCATAGAAGTGAGAATTCAGAGACTCCAGACATTACAGAGGTACAGATGCTAGTTACTGCTTGTAAAGACAAGGCTGAGTTCTACACAAGACGTTTTATGGATCATATGGACTTTTACAGCTATTTGTATCCTGAATATAATCAATCTACCAATGGTGGAATGTATCCTGATAAGAAAGAAAATTTCAGCTCTTGGGTATTATAATGAATATAGAAAAGAAGACTACTTATAAGCCTAAGCAGAAGAACGTAGTAAAGCTACAGCAATTCTTGCTACGCTTAGAAGATAAGAACATCAAAAGGGACAGCAATGAGTTGTGATATTTCAATAGGTAGAGGATTAAAATGCACAGACGTAGTCGGTGGGATTAAGAACATTTACTTTGTCCCATTTGAGACGATGACAGATGTTGTTGTTGATGACTACAATAGGATTACTTCTGTTGGTGGTGATCCTAATGCATTCCAGTTCCAAGTGATTAGAGATGCTGATTTAGACCAAACTGTAACATCTAGCAACCTTACTGGTACTACTTATGTACAACAAGTTCTTAGAGCGACACTGAAACAACTTGACTATATCACAGATGATGCTGTGATGAAGCTTGCCTATAGCAAGCCTCACATCATCGTTGAAGATTTGAACAGAAACTTTTTCTTGTTAGGTCTTAGAAACGGATCTGACATGAGAACAGCGAACGTCAAGACGGGTAGAGCTATGGGTGACTTATCAGGTTACCAGTTAGTGTTTACTTGTGAAGAGCTAAGGTTAGCCAACTATATAAGTGGCTCCTTAGCCTCAGTAGGTTTTAATGTTGTTGAACCACAAGATATTGCCCTTGTATGGAACAATATAGATGTGAATTGGGAATTAGTTGACGTTAACTGGGAGTCTAACTTCTTAATTGATTTGTAATGTACAGAAATAACATCGGATGGGGGTCAGTCTATACGATAGATGATGTAGTAGATGGTCAAGTAAACACTTACGCTGACTTAGCAGGATTAACTGATTTGTACAACGGAGATATTTACTTAGTAAAACAGACTACTGGTATTATTGGGTTTAGAAAGTTAGCAGGG